ATAACGTTAATAGGACTACATTTTTGTTTTTGTTGAAAACCTGAAAACCCTGGAAAACCTGAAAACCCGGGAAATCTTTGAAACATATTAGAAAATATATCGTTATAATTAACATCGTTAGTTACTGAACCTGTTTTGTTGTAATGATTTCTTTTATCCGAATTTGATAAAATCTCATATGCCTGATTTAGTTTTTGAAACTCTTCTTTATTTCCTCCTTTATCAGGATGTAATATAATAGCTTTTTTTTTGTAACTTTTTTTAATATCATCAGTTGTACAAGTAACTGGTAAATTTAGAATATCATATAACTCTGTATATTTAGACATTGTATATTTATAAATAGTTTAGTTTTATAATTGATTAAACGAATTATTTATATTTAAAAAAAATGAAAAATTAACTACTAAAAACTAATCCCCCAATTCCTGACATAATTCGAAGAACATTTAAATTTCGTACATAAAAAAATAAGTTAAAAAGTTCTACGTCCACATTATTTGAAATTTGTGGTATTCTTTCTTTAAGCGTCATTTGAAATTGAGATTCAGAAAACATTGAAAAATTAGCTGATCCTGAAGGTTGAATTGATTCTGGAATTTCTGCAAACGACATCATATAAATTTGTCTATTAAATAGAGGTGTTGTAGTATGAGAGTTATATGGCTCTTGTGCTTGATAATATAAATGTTCTTTAGCAGATTGACGATCATGTGTATTAAATATAAATTTTGCGAAATACATAATATTTAAATACTGGTCAAATGCATCAATGTTAGTTAATGAAAGTCTATTGCTGTCAGTGTAGTTGATAGCATCTAAAAACTGCATAATATTTAAACCAGATGGTAAATAAGTATCGTTCAAAGAATTAAGAGTTAATCCAGAATTAATAGCATTTTTTCTAAAGTTCATAAGTTCTAAAAATTTTGGATAGTCATCTTCACTTAACATACTCGTAAAATTACACCATTGATTTCTACTTTTAACATCATCACGTTGATATACCCATACCATTTCTTTAACAGGATGATAAAAAGTAAGATCTACAGTCTCATTTCCTTGTAATCCACGAAAATCTAATCTTTCAACTTGAGTTATTAGATACTCTGATACTGCAGCTGCAAAAATGCGTCTTTCTGTAATATCTAAATAAACATATTTAATATCTAAATATACATTTTGATTCCAAATACCAGGAGTTAATAATCCAGAAACAAATTTCCAGAAAATATTATTTGGATTATAACCTAAATCTTTTAAATATTTTTTAAGAGTAACATGGTTGCTATTAGGACTAATTACTGGATTTTCAAATAATTCTGCAGGTGATACAGAAGGTATTCCAATAGTAAATAAATCATTCATACATCTAAAATTAAAATTAATAGATGATTCTACATATTGAATTGCAATTAGTGGAAATGCTAAACCTGGACTTTGAGTAAACCAAAAGGGTAAAGGAATTCTTAATCTTCGTTTTTGTATAGTTGGTGTTGCTGTATCACCAAGTTGACCATAGTAATGAGCTGGATTATATACTTCTATTACATTTCCAGTTAATTCATTAAATGCTGGTCTTCTTGAACCAATAGTAGTTAATTCATACCAAATATTCATCCACTGCCCGTATAATTTATTAATAGATTGACCACCAATTATAAATTCTGCTGTATGAATAAAGACATGTCCAAGATTTTTAACCCATTTAAAATTTTCTTGGTCTGAAGAATAAATATTTGGTATGTCAATAACTAGTGCAATATCTCTTACTAAATCACCATTACGTTTTATTGGAACTGTCATACAAACATCACTTGTAGTATCGAATGATAATGTTGGTTCAAAAAACTGCGGTATCCATTCATATGCAAAATTAGTATGTCTTTGATATGCTGTTTTAAAAAATGTTATTTGGGGATTTCCAGTCAGATATAAATTTTCAGAACCATATGAAACTAATTGCATTAAACCACCACTTGGCATTTTTATGTCTGTGTTTGTTAATATACTATATACACTTGTGAAAAATAAAATAAGAAAAATCCTTAAACTTAAACACAGTTTTTTTTTCAAAATATACCAAATTAAATTTACTTTAGAAAATAATGTTTATACTATATAAAAATTAAAAATTATAATTCCTTTTCCAATTCATCTAAGTCAAGTTTCCATAACTCTTTTGGTGTAATCTTTTGCATATAATCAAGTTCTTGTTTCTTTTTATTACATGTTGCTTCTAAATCATTTAATTTTTCTTGTGTTAAAGACCAAATATGCATAGTTAATAAATATCCATAATCTTCTAATAAAATCTTTTTTACTTCACGAGTTTCTTCATTTTTTTCTTCTAATTCTAAAGAGGAAATAGATTCATCTTCTGTTAAATATAAACTTTCACCAACACCTTCTATGGTATTTTCTTTTTCATCTTCATCTTCATCACTATCGCTATCACTATCGCTATCACTATCGCTATCGCTATCGCTATCGCTATCGCTATCGCTATCGCTATCGCTATCGCTATCGCTATCGTCATTTGATGACACATCATAACAATATCGAGTAACTTCTCCTTCTAAAGCCTTTTTATAAACTTCATCATTAATAGGAGACATTACAAGTTTATCATTTAAAGGGTCTGGTGGTAAATGATGTTTATCACGTAGTTCAACTAATATATCTTCATTAGGTCGTTTACTAATACGAATAGTTTCATCAATAATTCCTTGTACAAAACAAATTTTAGCAGATAAATATTTTATTTCTCTATTAAGAAACTTAATTTGATATTCACGTCTTTTCTTGTAAAAAGGAAGACGAATTCTGTAATAAGAACGAAGGATTGAATCGGGTGAATTAAATTTCACAATTTCACCTAACGGGTCAAATAAATGTAAATTTGTAACAGAACAACTCTTAGATTCTTCTAATTTAAGAGTTTTCTTTAACTTACTAAGATTTTCTTTTAAATCAGATAAAGTATCTCTATTAAAAGATAAAATAAGATGAATTTTTTCATCATCGTGATCATTACATTTTTTATAAGATGTAATACACTGTTTCTTTTTCTTTTTAAGATCTTTTTCTGAAGTTTCAATAATTAAATCTTCTAAATGGTGATGATAGTCATCAGTCCATACACCAATAGGAAGTTCTGTAATTTCCAGAGAAGTTGGAGTTTTAAATTCCCATTTACCTTCAGTGAACCATTTTTTTACTCCCTTTTCTTTTCGTTGATATATTTTTCCTTTAAATTTACGATACCATGGTGATAATGTTTTAATTTGTTTATCTTCTAACATTAGTCTAATATTAGAAATAATGTCTTTTGGATTAAAACAAGGAACATGAGTACTAAATCCTGTACCAATACCATGTGTACCGTTAACCAATATCATTGGAATTACTGGCATATACCATTTTGGTTCAATTATAGAACCTTCTTCAATTAAATTGTTAAGTAGTGGATCGTCTTCTTTTCTAAAAATAAGCTTTGCAATCTTTTCTAAATTTGTAAAAATATACCTTGATTGAGCAGCATCACTTCCTCCAACTAATCTAGTTCCATATTGTCCCGAAGGAAATAATAAATTAATATTATTTGAACCTACAAAATTTTGTGCCATACCAATAATTGTACCTTCCATAGAAGTTTCACCGTGATGATAAGAAGTTTCTGCAGTAACAAGACCTGTTACTTGAGCAACTTTCATTTCACTTGTTATATTTTTCTTTAAAAATGTGTAAACAGCCTTTCTCTGCGATGGTTTAAAACCATCCATTGAAGGAATTGATCTATGATTATCATAATTTGAAAAATGAATAAGATCTTTATTTATAAAATCTTTAAAGGTAATTTTTTTGTCAAGTGGATTAATGACATCATTTTGGTTATAAAAACTCAACCACTTCTTTCTTTTGTTAGCTTTCTTTTTATTAAAAGCTAAATCGATAGAATCTTTTGAATTTTCACACCATGTATAGTCAACAATGTTTAAACTTGTAAAGTATTCTTTTGCTTCATCCTTAGTAGAAGTACCAAGTCCTTTATAGTACTTAACAGTTAATCCTTTTAATGAATTAACATCTTTCCATAGTTCATAATCATTTTGAGTATAAAAAACTTTAACAACTTTTTTTCCTTTACGAACCTTAACAATAGGTGTATACATAGTTATTAAAAATCCTTCTTTAAGTAAATTTGACCAATAATGTTCAAACATATTCATAAGAAGACCTTTAATATGGCTACCATCCTTGTCTTGATCAGTAATTATCAATACTTTACCATATCGTAAATCTTTGATATTTAATGTATTTTGTTGAAGTCCTAAAATCTTTTTAAGATTTTGAAGTTCTGCATTTCCTGTAATTTGTTTATCAGAAGCATCTCTAACATTTAGTAATTTTCCTCGAAGAGGAAATACTCCATATTTATCTCTACCAACAACACTTAATCCGGAAATAATAAGAGCCTTTGCTGAATCTCCTTCTGTTAATATAAGAGTACATTCAGATGACTTATTTGTCCCTGCCCAATTTGCATCATCCAGTTTAGGAATTCCGCGAATATTTTTTGTTTTCTTTCCATCTGTTTTAGCTAAACCAGATTTATCGTGAAAAGATTTCATTAATTTTGCTCTTTCTGCAATTTCTGTTTTAGCTAATTTATTAATAAAGCTATCAGATAAATCGCACGTTGAACCAAATTTATTTGAAGGAGTAGTTAAAGTTTCTTTGGTCTGACTTGAAAAAGATGGATTAAAAATAAAAGAATTGATAAAAACCCAAAGGTTATTTTTAACATGATTTGTTTTAATTCCACCTGTTTTAGCTTTTCCATTTAATTTGCTAACTAAATCTTTACAAATTTTGTTACTAACATAATCAACATGTTTTCCACCATTCATAGTACATATTCCATTAACTAGTGATACTTGTTTATGGTTACCATCTGGTGAAACACAGGCTACTACTTCCCAAAATTCATTAGGTTTTTCATAAATTCTTGAAACTCCATCTTTCTGTTTTCCAATATATTTCTCAACATATTGAGAAAAATCTTTTACCTCAATTTTAGTATCGTTAAAATATATTGTAACATCCTTAGAACTGCACCCAGCAATATCATAAACTCTTTTTCGGATTAAGTCAATAATATCATCATCTAATCCATTTGGCATTCCAAAACGAGAATATTCAGGTAAAAAAGTAATTTTAGTATATGCTTTTCCTTTAAATTCACTTATTTTAGCTTTCTTTTCAGGTTCAGACATATTATTTCTCCAAACTTGTTTAAATTTCTTAAATCTTCGATGATCTACTGTCTCAACCTCAAACATTGTCGAATATATATTGCAGTTATGTGTAATTGTAAAATCTTCCAAAGCAAAACGACGATTTTTATCAACCTCTAAGCCAATAAATTCACCTGCTTCTACTTCTTTTATTTTTATAATTCCAGTACTTGATGTATTATTCTTTGGATTTAATTTCTTCCTAACAACTAATGTTGGAATATCTTCAACTCCATTTCCAGATATATTAATATTTGTTGCAAGACCTTTTTTAAGTTCTCCTTTATAAGTCAAAGTCGTTTTTATAATATGAGAACAACACATAAATCCTAAAGATCTGCATAAATAAATAATATCTTTTGCTAAATTATCATTATGATACATACAATGTTCTATTATAATTCTTGTTTCATCGCTTGATACAGATCCATTAGAATCTATTAATCCTGCTAAAACTTTTAATCTAACTTCTCTTGAATTAATAAAATATTCTTTGGGAATATGTTTATTTTTAATCAAATTATATTTTAA